AGTTGGAGATATGGACTTTGTCCATGTTCTTAGATCATTCATGCAGTTGAATGAGTTCAACAAAGAAAGCAGAGACATGTATATAAAGATGGGTCACATCAAGGAGAAACACAATGCAAAGTAATAGCAACTTTGAAAAAGTTAAAAAGAAACCAGATAGTCCCAACGTTGGGACAAATGATAGAAGAGCCAAGCACTCTCTCTTGAGAGAGAGAAGGCTTGTCCGTAAACAGAGACTACGTATGAAAGGAGTAGCTTAATGGACATAAATGCAAGGGTATATTGGAACTTACACAAAGGTCAGTGGTCTATCCAAGATAGACAGACAGGCTTGGTTGTTGGCAGACAGCCAGAACTGTTCCTATTGGTGGGCAGTTTCAATGTCCGTCAAGGTGGCAGACAACGTGTTCTTCTCGAAGGGAAGAAGAATGTCCATGCATTTGCAGAGGGATGGTATCCAGAAGTCTGGATCAGTCCCAAGTTCTATCACGATGAGGGTAGGTCTGTGACCTACAATCCTTACAAGAACGATACCTTTGTCTATGTAGACAATGGTGAACCAGTTGGCGAGGTAGGTTCTATCTGGCTGACAACTACGGCTGAAGGCAAACCTTCAGTTAAAGTATACAGTTAATATAATACTTGATACTTTAGTGAAAGTATTATATAACTGTTCACATAACTCAACAGTCCCAACATTGGGACACAACACAGAAAGGAGCATTCATATGCTTACATTTAACTTTGACGATCTTCCAAAGGGAGAAAAAATCTCTGGTGGTTTTACTGCCGTAAAATTAATTGCTACAGCTATCAAGCTAAAGCTACAGGGATACAAGCCTGTGATCTACAGGAATGACAACATCCAAGAAACTGGATGGTTTATCCGTAAGGGTAAAGGTGGCAAGTCTGGTGAACCTTTGGTTCGCTTGAACTTTGGCAAGTCCTACTCTTCCTTCCATGCCTATGATAGGAAAGGCAAGCGAAGAGTGGCAAGCTATGTGCCTATCAAGTCCTTCTTGATACAGAAGAAGGTAGCCTAACCGTGATGCACTATGAGATATTTATCTCAGTGGATGGGCAACGAGGTGTGGTGAGAGTTGGTAGCTCTCATCCCCTCGTGAAGGGTACACCTTCTGCTATTGAGTATGCCTTGCATCTTACAGAGATGTGCTATCCAGACGCAGTAGTTGAGTTTGACTTCATCAAAGAGTACACTCTTGACGATGAACCAGACGTAGGTTATGTCTATGAAGCACCAACACCAGTACAAACATATCATTAATGGAGACAGCCAATGGCTAAAATTATAAACAAAAAACCTTTGCCTAAAAGACCACGTAATCTGCTTCATGCAGAGATGATGACACAAGGCATCTTGACACACAAAGTAATAGGCGACAAGAGGTCTAAGGTGTTAGAGAACAGAGCCAAGAAAAGGGCAATGGAGTTTATGAAAATGAATAAGGAGAACTATGATGACTAAGAAAGTAATAGTTAGTTTATGTGGTGGTACAGACAGTGCCTACCTCTCATGCCTTGATGCAGGTATAGATGTATCAAAGGATGGTGAGTACGAGTACCATACATTTGAGACAGACAAGTATGCCAGTGCCGTGTCCAGATACCAGATACCTCATGCCATACATCATGGTGATGCTAATGGTTGGGACATACTGAAAGGCAGAGATGTCTTTCTGCTTATAGCAGGTTTCCCTTGTCAACCTTACAGTGTGGCAGGTAAGCAGAAAGGCACGTCAGACAGTCGTGATTTATCTCAGGTTATGTATGACGCATTGGTAGGCTTGAACCCTACATACTTTCTCTTTGAGAATGTAGAGTCCAAAGCCAAGCATGATTGGTACAAGAATGTCAGCCAGATTCGTCAGGCAGAGATGTATACACATGACAGTGCCAAGGTATCTGCTCAGTCTAGGAAGCGTGTCTACATAACCAACATACCACATAGTGAGTTGGCTGATCAAGGCATTGTCCTACAGGACATACTAGAAGATGACAGTATGACTGACAGGGATAAGTCCTACTGTGTAGATGCCAACTACTTCAAAGGTGGTAGCATGAAGATGTACTTTGAGAAGTCACGTAGGCAAGTTGTCTTCAACGACAAAGGTCATCCTCATTGGGATAGATGCAAGCAAGTCGGTGAAGCTGACCTCAAAGGCTACGACATCATCAAGCGTGTCTACTCTAGGCATGGCAAGAGTCCTACCTTGACTACTATGCAAGGTGGATGGCGAATGCCCAAGGTAGAGTGTGGCTCTATCATCAATCGCAAGATCAATCCTGATACTGGCAAGCGTGATGACTACAACCCTGACATCAAGGCAGAGCCACGTATTGAGGTTAGGTCTGACCAGAAGACAGGCACACTTACTACTGTACAGAAAGATAATGTAGTGGTAGACCATGAGCAGATGTATTGGAGAGCATTAACACCACTAGAGTGTGAACGCTTGCAGACCTTGCCTGATGGGTGGACTCAGTATGGTGAGTTTGACCACAAGCATGGCTACCTTGGAGAGGTAAGACCTATATCAAACAGCCAACGCTACAAGATGATCGGCAATGGCTTCACTCGTGCAGTGATCTCGCACATATTAGAAGGAGTATATTCATGACAACTAAACTTATACAGTATGCAGTAGTCTTTGAGCCATTTGAAGCAGACGGCTTGGAGTATGTGAAGCAAGGGTGTGGAGCAATGTGGACAGACCAGAGTCCTATCAAATTGTTTGACACCCAAGAGGACGCACAGAAGGAAGCAGACAAGTGGAACACAGGACAGGTGGTGCAGTATGGATAAAAAAGAATTTGACCACGACTGGTTTGACAAGCATGTCATTATAGATTTTGGAGACTTTAATAATAAAGAGGACAAAAAGAAAGCTGACGATCTAAAAGATAAACTAAAGCAGAAACTTGAAGAGGAGTTCAAAGATGAAAACTAATTTAGAAAAGCATAAGCACTACCAGAAGAGATCACGCTATCAATTCTGTGAGATTCCAAATGATGAAGAGGGTAAGCAATTGGTAAAGTCATTGAGAAAGTATCTCAATAGGCATGTCTATACTATTAGGGTCAAAGGGCAATACCTAGATAAGGTTAAGCACCCTAATACCTATTGGGATAAAGGTGCGCCAATTGATGCTTGCACTCATATAAGAGTATACATTGATGAGAAACCTGAGATCAGAAGTCAACAATGGAGAGATCAAATGGTTTCTAGTTTAAATCATTCCATACATATTCTTGAAAACAATAAGAGGAGATTTGAAAATGAATAAACCATATCATAACAAAGGCTTTGGCATGGCATTCTTTGTAGTGTTCTTGCTGTTGATACCTCTGCCCATACTAGGACTGTGGGCAGTGGACGGACAAGATTGGGTGGACAGATTTACGACTAAGTATTTCTCACCTTGGCAGTCGGAGTGTTGGGAAACAGCCAAGCATGAACGAGTCTGCAAGGGTGACAACCAATGCAAATGGTTCAGGAACTTCTGTCATGACTGAGGGACAGGTATTATTATTGACAATGGCATTTGTTATACTTATAACATTAATAACCAATGCAACCATAGGAGTATTTATATCATGATTGATAAAACAAAAAGAACACTTAGGCGATTAACACATTGTGTTAAGGACAACCCTGACTTGTTACAAAGTTTTGTAACACTTGCAGTAGAGTACGAGAAGCTAGGTCTAATTAAATTAGACTCAGTTGGAATGAATCGTAAGTCACTAACAGAACATTTTGAAAGGAGTGTAGCATATGAATAGATTTATTATTGAAGAAAATGCAATTGATATTGCAAAGTCACTGTGTGATCAGCATGTAGTGAAGATGCCACTAGAAGAAGCACAGATGCTATGCACTGCACTATGGCATCATGCACCTGAATATGCAGAGGAGAAGGATTTGTACAAGCCTGTTCACCAGAAGCATCCTTGCACACTGTGGGCTATGGAGTGTCAACTAAACTATGCTTTTGCTTTTAGGTTGTATGATGCTATGCTAAATGAATATACAGCTAGGTATGGTAAGAAGCATGGTGCAAGTAAGCATTGGGTTTCTTTATATTATGGTACAAACTATGTGCCTAATACAACTAACTTTAGAACACCACATCCACAATGCTTCAGTGGTCTTGATCATTTGAAGACTGACGAGTTCTATCCTATCAAGGCATATCGTGAGTTCTACAAAGCAGACAAGCTCAAGTTTGCACGTTATACCAAGGGCAGATCCATGCCTGAGTGGATGGCTGCATGAACAAGTACAGCAAGAAGAAGAAGACCAGACGAGAGATACTGACAGATCTGTTGGTAGCTGTTGTTTGCATAACAGTAATTGGTGGGATACTAGTGTATGCCCACTTTGATATAGTAAGGATTGTAAATGAGTGAGAATCTTAGAATTACACTGCTGATAATTTGGATTAACTTTTTCTTGGCAGTGGTTACATATGAGGTAGGCAAATGGCTATCTTAGAAACAGCATTTATGTGCATGGCACTTAACATATATCATGAAGCAAAGAATCAATCTATGCTTGGGCAGATTGCCGTAGGGCAAGTTGTCATGAACAGGGTAGAGGACACTAGGTTTCCTGATAATGTATGTGATGTAGTAACCGAAGCTGTTACATACAAAGGCACAGACAAACCTGTACTTCACAAATGCCAGTTCAGTTGGTATTGTGATGGTCAGAAAGATGAGCCTAAGTATGACAGCCAAGAGTGGTGGAATGCACAAGAGTATGCATCCATTGTCCTGTCAGGCACAATCGTGCTTGATGTGACAGAGGGTGCTACACATTACCATGCAACCTATGTGCGTCCTGCATGGGCAAAGACCAAGACGAAAACTACAAGGATTGACCGACATATATTTTATCGTTGGGAAAAATAGTACTTGATTAATTATTTATATAGTATATCTTTAATACATAACACAATAACATAAGGAGAACTAACATGGCTTTAGATTATTTTGCAAATATTGGATTAGAAATACCTGAGTACCTAGATTTCACTACACGTACTGAGCCTACACGTATGGAAGGTAAGAAGTACGTCATCAACAATGACACTGACGAAGTGATCGGTATTGTTGGTAGCAAGTTCAACTCTGTTACACACACAGAGTTCTATGACAGAGTGTGGGACACCATGTCTGAACAGCTTGGTGAAGAAGCAATGGAAGGTGTAGAAGTTAAGTGGAACACTGCACGTAATGGTGCATTCGCTATGCTTGATGCATCTATGCCTAGCACTAAGGCAGTGATAACAACAGACAAGCACATGACAGAAATATCACAGAGAGTAATAGCTCTACATGGTGTAGATGGTCTGTGTTCTAACCAAGTATTTTTTGGTTCAATAGATTTCTTCTGCACAAATGGTATGATCAGAGGTGAGCATGACAAGGTGCGAAGAAAGAACACTACTAATTTCAACATGGCTACCTTCATCAGAGAGCTAGAGAATGCCAACAGTGACTTCTATTCACAGGCTGAACAGCTACAGGAGTGGGCAAGAACACCTCTTGAGTATAACTCAGTAAGAGATATGCTTCACTCTCTCATGGGATCTGAGAAGAAAGGTGATAAGATGCTTGGCTTGTATGCACAAGAGATACAGACAAGGGGACACAATGCCTTTGCTTTATACTCTGCATTCACTAACTATGCATCATATGCAGATGAGAGAAATGGTTTCAAGCTACGTAACACAGGCAATGATACCAACGCTATCAGCATGTGGGGACGTGAGCAGGAAGTTACCAAGTGGGTATCATCAAAGCAGTTCAAAGAACTGGTTGCTGCTTAATGAATCTACCTCGCTACATGTATAAGAGGTACACACCCAAGGGGGATCGGACATTCAGGTTCAGTCCCCCTCGTCAACTTATTGACAGTGGTGTTGTGTGTCGCAGAGAACTTGGTAAAAATTTTAATGAAGCAAAAAAAGTTGCAGATGAATTAAACAAATTGATTGATGAATATCGTGAGGAAATGCTGACAGAGTCTGTGGTCACACGATCTACTACCCTGTCAGAATTATGTGACATATATCTTTTGTCTAATGATTTCAATGCCTTACGTGACTCAACTAAAGCTGATTACATATACTTTATTAAGATACTTTGCTTAGATTTAGGTGAAAAAAAGTGGCATACTATATCTAGTAGGTTGGCTAAGAGGACTTATGAACTCTGGGTCAAACGTGGTGTGTCACTTGCAAACCATGTGTGCAGTATTGCATCACGAATATACAACTATGCGACTGAGATGGAGTACGGAAATCACAATCCATTCTCTAACATAAGACGTAAGTCTACCAAACCTAGACGTGTAGTGTGGGCAAAAGAACATGTGCGTCAATTTCTTGACTATGCTTATGCAAACTACGAGTACAGAAGCATTGGCTTGATAGTGCAGATGGCATACGAGTGGTGTCAGAGGGTAGGTGATATGCGTTTGCTCACTTGGAGTGACCTTGACATGGACAAGGGTATGCTCACACTAGAGCAGTCCAAGCGTAGATCAAAGGTGTTTCTGCCTATCAGTGACAGCTTGTATGACATGCTGTATGAACAGCAGGGTGACTTTGGCTTTCAACAGTACGTAGCTCCCAATGTAAGCCCCATACAGGGCGAGTACAAGCCCTATGGGTTGGAAAGTGTATCAAAGATTGCAAAGCGTGTCATGAAGCATTTAAACCTGCCTGATGAACTCCGACTTATGGATCTCAGAAGGACAGGAGTTACAGAAATGATTGACAGTGGAGTCCCAATGGGGCAACTTATGTCAGTGACAGGTCACACAAATGTACAGTCTGTCAAGCCGTACATGAAACACACTTACGAGAGTGCTAAGAATGCTCTCAATACAAGGAGTAAATACAATGCATAATATATATAACATTATAAGTGATATAGATATATTAAATAATGAAACAAAGAGAATGAATTGTCCTGAGTGTGGTGGGTACAAGACTTTTACTGTATCAAACAACATGGGCAGACTGTTGTGGAATTGTTACAAGGCTTCTTGCAGTATCAGTGGATCTAAGCCTGTGCATCTATCTGTAGAGGACATTAAGAGAACTCTACGTAGAGAAGAGAAACAGGCTGAACATTTTGTAATGCCAGAATATATCGTGCCATACAAGGGGCAACCTGACGTTACTAGGTTCATGGAAAAGTTTGACCTCATGGGTGGACTACACCATGATGTAAAGGATAATCGTGCAGTATTTCCCATTGTGTATGATGGCATTACAGTTGATGCAATAGGGCGAAGTCTTAGAAATAGTTTGCCTAAATGGAAAAGATATGGGAATAGTGGCTTGCCATTTACATCTGGTTGTGGTAAAGTCGCTGTAGTTGTTGAGGACTGTGTCAGTGCCGTAGTTGTAGGCAGTGACGTGTATGTTGGGGTTGCTGTGTTAGGCACATCACTGTCTGATATACACAAGAGGTACTTGTCACAGTTCTCTTCAGCAATAGTAGCTCTTGATCCTGATGCCCTACCCAAGGCAACAGAGATGTGTAAAGATCTCAGGAGTGTAGTAGATATAGTAAAGGTACTTAGATTAACCGATGATTTGAAATATAAGCATCCTAACGACATTGAAAAACTAACAGCAATAGGAGAAGAAATAAATGGAACAAGCATTAATACGTAGTCTGATGACTAAAGACTTCTATGATGACCATAGAGGTATTCGTTGTCCTGATAAATTATTTACTAAGGATATGCGAAAGATAAAAAACTCTGTTGATTATGCCATGAAGACATACAACAGGACAGTCACACCTGATGAGGTAGAAGTATTGTTTATGTCAAACAATCCTACTCTTACCACAGCACAGAAGCAAGCATACGGTGATCTGTTCTCACGTATTAAGAAGGAGTCCCCTCTTGGTAATGACATAGCACAAGAGGTATTGTCCAAGCTATTCCAACAGGTAGTTGGAGAAGAGATAGCAAACCTTGGGTTTGATTATGTGAATGGTTCACAGACTAGCCTTGAGCCACTCCGTAATCTGCTAGAGCAGTATGGAGATGACTTCATACCTTCTATGAATATAGAGTGGGCTGACATATCTATTGAGAATCTTCTTGCAAGGAATGACATGGAAGCACGTTGGTCTTTTAATATACCTAGCTTGACTCGTAAGATAGAGGGTGTAAACGAAGGACACCTGATAGAGGTAGGAGCTAGACCTAATACAGGTAAGACTTCTTTCCATGCATCTATGATTGCAGGAGAGCAGGGCTTTGCCAGACAGGGTGCTAAGTGTGTTGTTCTATGTAACGAAGAGTCAGTGCATAGAGTGGGCATGAGATACCTGACTGCCAGTTCTAATATGAATCAATACGAGATCAAAGATAATCCTAAGCTTGCCCATGAGAAATATGGTGCAGTCAAGGAAAATATAAAACTGTATGATTCTACAGGACGTGACATGGCATGGGTTGAGAGCATTGCTAAATCTTTTAAACCTGATGTCGTTGTGTTAGACATGGGTGACAAGTTTGCTAAGACAGCAGGATTTGCTAGACAAGATGAAGCACTCAAAGCAAATGCAGTCCATGCAAGAATGATTGCCAAGCAGTATGGTTGTGCTATATTCTACATGTCACAGCTATCTGCAGAAGCAGAGGGTAAGGTTGTACTCAACCAAGCCATGATGGAAGGTAGTAGAACAGGTAAGGCAGCCGAAGCTGACCTTATGCTACTACTTGCCAAGAACCCTGACGTTGAAGGTGAAGAGGAACAATCTCCTCAGAGACATATCAACGTTGTAAAGAACAAACTATCTGGTTGGCATGGCAAGATTGTCTGCGAACTAGACTACAAGACAGCGAGGTACACAGCATGAATACATTTAAGCCTATTAAAGGTGCATACACTAGGAAGTTTAGACCCTACTCGTATGCCAAGAATGATGGTGTAGCTAAAGATGCAGTGTCAGGTTACTTAGTTAACAACGGACACACTATCTTATCTACTGAGGAAGATTATTCTTTTGATATCAAAAGTGAGAAGAATGGTAATACATACTACTCAGAGGTTGAGATGAAGAGACAATGGTTTGGAGATTGGCTACCATCATGGAAAGAGATTAGGATTCCCTATCGTAAATTTAAATTATTAAATAAGTTTAAAGAGATGAATGAAAAAGATGCATTCTTTAATTTTTATGTTATAAGAGGTGACATGGAGTATGCATGGAGAATAAAAGACTATCAGTTTACACCTGAAACTGTGCAAGAGATATACTTATCTAATGCAAGAAGGTATGAATACTTTTTTCACATACCCTATCAGGAAGCTGAACTGGTTCAACTAAAGGAAGACAAATGAGATTAATACTAGACGTAGAGAATACTGTAACAAAACGTAATGATAAGTTGCACTTAGATCCTTTTGAGGAAACTAATAGTCTTGTTATGGTTGGCATGAAGACAGACAACTGGGAAAGAGTGGTCACGTTTGATCATGCTGATGAATCACCTACACCCAATGGTCATGGTATTGTGCAACAGGCACTAGATAATACTACTGTGCTTGTGTGTCACAATGTGTCACATGACCTTATATGGTTGTGGGAGTCTGGCTTCAAGTATGAGGGTATCGTGTTTGATACCATGCTTGGTGAGTATGTGCTACAGCGTGGGCAGAAACAACCTCTGTCGTTAGAGCAGTGTGCAGAACGCTACATGTTATCCAACAAGAAGCAGGACACTATGAAAGATTATTTTAAGAAAGGTGTGTCTGTAGCTGAGATACCACATGCTGAGTTGTCAGAGTATTTAGTACATGACTTACGTGCCACATATGATCTGGCTGATAAGATACATCACAGGCTTAGTAATGGTGATGCAGATCTTATGGACACAGTTACACATACCAACATGGTGGCTGTCTGCTTGTGTAAGATATATCAGCGTGGGTTTAATGTGGACTTAGATAAGCTAGATGAAGTACGTAAGGAGTTTGAGAAAGAGAAGGTGGGTATCTGGAATGATCTTAGCCAACAGGTTCGTGATCTTATGGGAGACAGACCTATCAATCTCAATAGTCCAGAGCAGTTATCGTGGGTAATCTATAGTCGTAAGCCAAAGGATAAGTCTATGTGGGCTAATTACTTTGAGCCTTACATGCGAAAGGATGCATTCACAGATGCTGTCAATGATCATACAGATATTATGTACAAGGTTACAGCTAGTACCTGTCCTGTATGCAGAGGACGTGGCAAGATCACAAAGGTTAAGAAGGATGGTACACCATTCAAGAAACCAAACAAGTGTGTCAGGTGTGAAGAGTCTGGTTGGATATATACACCACGACAGCAGATAGCAGGTCTTAGATTTACTGCACCTTCTGCCAAGTGGGTGAGTGCCAATGGGTTTAGTACAAACAAACTCAACCTTGAGATACTTGAACACTATGCCAAACGTACAGGTAATACAAAGGCAGAGTTGTTTCTCAAGAATGTTCGTAGACTGTCTGCCCTAGATACATATCTATCTAGTTTTGTTGAGGGCATATCTACATACACTAAGCCTGATGGCAAGCTACATGTTAGATTGTTACAGCATCGCACATCTACAGGACGATTCAGTGGTGCAGATCCTAACATGCAGAATATGCCTAGAGGTGGTACGTTCCCTGTGAAGAAGATCTTTGTGTCACGTTGGGAAGGTGGCAAGATACTTGAAGCTGACTTTGCACAGCTAGAGTTTCGAACTGCAGCATATTTGTCACAGGACAAAGTTGCAATGCAAGAGATAGAGGATGGGTTCGATGTACACAGCTATACTGCACAGGTTATTACGGATGCAGGACAGCCTACATCTAGACAGGAAGCAAAGGCACATACGTTTGCTCCTCTGTATGGAGCTACAGGGTTTGGCAGATCCGAAGCAGAAGCTATGTACTACGAGCAGTTTGGTGATAAGTACAAGGGTGTGTCTGCATGGCACAAGAAGTTAGGGAACGAAGCTATAAACACAGGACGTGTTAATATTCCTTCAGGACGTTCCTTCTCTTTTCCTGATGTAGTACGTAAAGGTAATGGCACTGTCACATACTTTACACAGATAAAAAACTATCCTGTGCAAGCATTTGCTACGGCAGATATAGTGCCACTAATTCTCATGACTTTTGATAACATGCTCATGAATATAAATAGTTGCATAGTGAATACTGTGCATGATTCAATAGTAATAGATGTTCATCCTGACGAAGTGGATGATGTTCTAAACATAGTAAATAGTATTAACAGTTCAATGAAAACTATCATTGATACACGTTGGAATATAGACTTTAATGTACCTTTGAAATTAGATGCAAAAATAGGTAACAACTGGCTTGACACTAAGGATGTATAGTGATATAACTATAACACTTTTTTAAATTATAAGGAGAATATATATGAATGAAGTAGTAACAATAAACGGAAACTTTGACGATATGGCTAAAGCTATGGGCATGTCAGAACCTGTGGGTACTGAGATCTCTAAGAAGTCTGCCAGTTCTTTGGCTAGACTAAAGCTTAGTCACACACCTATCATGGGTACAACAGAGATCAATGGTAAGACAGTAAATGTTGAAACCATACCCTCTGGTTCTTTTAAACTAGAAGTACCTGATGACGGTCAGTATTTTCAGACTGACATTGAAATCAGACCTTTCATGCAACGCTATATGTATAAAAGGTTTATCAAGGGCAATGACAGTACACCCAATCGTTATGTCAAGACAGTCATGTCTGATAATCTTAACGTTGATCTAAAGGATAACGATGGTGGCTTCAACTGTGGCAAACCTGCAGGATACATACAGGACTTTGCTTCTCTGCCTGATAAGCAGAAGGAACTGATCAGACAGATCAAACGAGTCAGAGTTATACTAGGACTTGCTAAGTTTGATAAAGCTCTTAAAGTTGAAGGTGACTACAACAGCGAAGCTGATCTAGGTTATGTACCTTTCATATGGGAAGTAGATAATCGTGAAGCATTTAAAACTGTTGGTGATGTCTTTGTAAAGCTTTCTAAGATGAAGAGACTACCAGTTAATCACACTGTGTACGCTTCATCTGAAGAGAGAAAACTACCGAATGGTAATAGCTACTATGTGCCTAGCACAAGGCTAGATCTTACCTCTAAGGTAGAGACATCTGATAAAGATCAGGAACTCTTTGGTGATCTTCTGTCTTGGGTTACTAACTACAACCAGTACATCATGAATCAGTGGGATGAGAATGTTCATTCCAAAGAGGACATTGATCCTGCTGTTGTGGAAACTTTCATCGACATTACTAATGAAGAGAAAGTTCAGTAGCCATGAATCATAAGGCAGAACTTAAACTGCACCGATTCCTAGACCAAGCCACTGACGGTAAGAAGGTATTGTCTGACACAAACATTGATAAGATTTGTGATGACATTAAAGATGCCTTACACCGTCAGTTTGGCTCTAAAAATACTAGGAAAGAGTTCAGACTTAGGATGTCTAACATAGGCAAGCCTACCTGTCAGCTTTGGTTTGAGAAAAACAAACCAGAGGAAGCACTACCTTTTCCTAACAACTTTGTAATGAACATGATGTTAGGGGACATAGTTGAGTCTGTGTTCAAGGGACTGCTTAGACAGGCAGGTGTAGCCTTTGAGGATTCTAAGAAAGTGTCTATGGAACTAACTATAGATTCAAATATAGAGGGGACATATGACATAATCATGGACGATGCAGTTGATGATATTAAGTCTGCATCCGATTGGTCATATAGAAATAAGTTTGAATCATTTGATACTCTTGCCAAAGAAGATCCCTTTGGTTATGTAGGACAGTTGGCAGGGTACGCACAGGCTTTGAATAAAAAAGCAGGTGGTTGGTGGGTTATAAATAAAGCAAATGGTAGCTTTAAATATATACCTGCAACTGGTTTAGACTTGACAAAAGAAGTAGATAAACTATCTGATAATGTAAGCGTAGTACAGAGTAACAAGTTCAAAAGATGTTTTGATGCAGTTGAAGAAACATTCAGAGGTAAGCCTACAGGAAATAAAATCTTAGGAACGACATGCTCATTCTGTAGATTTAAACATTCTTGTTGGACTAACTTGCAAGAGCTACCTTCTCTGGTATCTCAGGCAAAAGAACCAAAGATTGTTTCATATGTTGAAATAGGAAAGGAGAAATTACTATGACAAAAAAAGAACCTACATTAGAGGAGATGGCTGAACAGATCTCCGATCTAGAAACACAGCTTTCAGAAATGAAGAAAGCATATACTGATAAAAAGTATGCTGCCTACAATATTGCAAAAGAAGCATACTTAGCAGAAGCTAAAGCTCTCTACGGAGACAGGCATGTTCCTCTGTCGAGGACATACTCTGTTTGGTGGTAGGTGTTATACACTTCTAAACAGTATAAGGTAGCACGTAAGTTAGGCTACCGTAGTGGACTTGAGGTTAAGCTCTCAGAGTTTCTTGATGAACTAAAAGTAAAATATATTTACGAGGGCATCAAGATAGAGTGGGAAGACTTGGCTTATAGACATTACACACCTGACTTTGTGCTACCTAACGGTATCATAATAGAAACCAAAGGACTCTTCACCGTAGAGGACAGAAGAAAACACATATGTATTAAGAAACAGCACCCCAAGTTAGACATACGTTTTGTGTTTACAAGTAGTAAAAGAAAGATTAAGAAAGGTTCTAAGACTAGCTATGGAGATTGGTGTGAGAAGAACAAGTTCTTGTACCATGACAGAGTCATACCAGAGCCTTGGCTTAAAGAACGTAAAAAGAAACCACTTCCTGAACTCATAGAGTTTCCAAGGAAAAAGATTATAAGGAGTTTTAAATGACACAAGACGGATTTAAAGATTTACATTTTAAATTAGATGACCAAGATATTCTGATTAGAATGCAACCCATACTAGATCACCAGAACAACTGGACAGGAGATGTTAACTTACAAGTTATAGACTCAGTAGCAAACCCTCTATCCGATAGGGACTTTAATGAGATTATGTTCTTTGCTCGTATGACACTCGTAAGTATTGATTTGCTTAGATCGGATGAGGATCATGCTAGAAAAGTATATGAGATTGTTAGATCAGAGATGGAAGCACCAAAAGAAAAACCACCAGTTGCAATTACTGGTAGACAAGGTAATGTAATTAAGGTAGACTTCAGAGCAATGAAAGAGAAACTAAATGGGAGTGCATGATATGGCAAAATGGGAAATGAAAAATTGTAAAGATAAAGATATGGTTAATAACCCACCACACTACAACAAGTATGGTGTTGAGTGTATAGAAGCTATTCAGTCAGCTACAGGTGAAGGATACGAGTATTATTTGCAGGGTAATATTATTAAGTATCTTTGGAGATACCGATACAAGAATGGTGTGCAGGACTTAGAGAAAGCACAGTGGTATCTCAATAAGTTGATAGAAATAAAAAAGACTAGTAAAGATTCTACGGATGTCTATACTAGCTTTGGTATAGAGTTGGACAATGGTTGTTAAGGTATATCTCACTCTTAATTTAGATAAGGATGAGTACCCTGTTCCTGCAGACGGTGATCCTAGTGAAGAGATACAACAAGCATTAGAAGAGTTTATCTACGATATTGATGGGCTAAAAGTAAAACATATTAGAATAACATTGGAGGATTAACATGAACGACTATCAAAAATTTATTGCAATATCTAGATATGCTAGATGGATTGACGAAGAGAACAGAAGAGAAACATGGGATGAAACTGTGCAGAGATATGTGGACTATATTACTGATAAAGTTAAAGGACACTTGCCGAAGCAACAGATCTTTGAAGCTATAAAGAACCTAGAGGTTATGCCCTCTATGAGAGCCTTGATGACAGCAGGACCTGCCCTTGAGAGAGACAACACAGCAGGATACAACTGTAGCTACCTGCCTGTTGACGATCCAAAAGCTTTTGATGAAGCTATGTATATATTATTGTGTGGTACAGGTGTTGGATTCTCTGTTGAGAGACAGTATGTATTACAACTACCAGAGATACCACAGAAGTTGGATCATGTGGACACATGTATACAGGTACAGGACAGCAAAGAGGGATGGGCAAAGGCATTACGTAAGCTAATAGGACACCTGTATATGGGTGAAGTTCCTGTGTGGGACATGTCTAAGGTAAGACCTGCAGGTGCTAGGCTCAAAGTGTTTGGTGGTAGAGCCAGTGGTCCTGCCCCTCTCATTGATCTATTTAATTTTACTGTAGCTTTGTTCAAACAGAACGAAGGCAAGAAGTTATCTAGCTATGACTGTCACAATCTAATGTGTAAGGTTGGGGAAGTTGTAGTCTCTGGTGGTGTACGTAGATCTGCCATGATTAGTTTATCTAACCTCTCAGATCAACGGATGAGACATGCCAAGTCAGGTAAGTGGTGGGAGACTGCACCACAGATGGCACTATCAAATAACTCTGTTGTGTATACAGATAAGCCTGATGGGGAAACATTCCTACGTGAGTGGACATCTCTTGTGGAATCTAAGTCAGGTGAACGTGGTATATTTAATAGAATATCAGCAAAGGAACAAGCAAAGAAGTTTGGCAGAAGAGATGCCAATCATGAGTTTGGCTGTAATCCTTGCAGTGAAATCATCCTTAGACCTTATCAGTTCTGCAACCTTACAGAGGTTGTTATACGAGAGAAGGATAAGTTTGAAGATCTAAAGCGAAAGGTTATGCTTGCCACTATACTTGGCACAGCACAGGCTACACTCACTAAGTTTCCATACCTACGAAAGATATGGCAGAGTAATACTGAAGAAGAAAGACTTCTTGGTGTTAGCCTTACAGGTATTATGGATAATGAATTAACAAATGGGAGAAAACATGGGCTTGAAAAAACCCTCTCAGCACTCAGAGAGATCGCAGTTGAAACAAACAAAGAGTGGTCAGCAATCTTTGGAATACCCCAAAGCACTGCTATCACATGTGTCAAACCAAGTGGAACAGTATCACAACTCGTGGACTCAAGTTCTGGTATCCACCCTCGTCATAGCAGTTATTATATTCGCACTGTTAGGGGGGATAATAAAGATCCTCTTACTAACTTCATGATTGACAGTGGCATACCTAGTGAGCCTGATGTTATGAAGCCTGATACAAACATGGTTTTCAGCTTTCCTATGAAGTCACCAAAGAAGTCAGTAGTTAGAAATGACATGACAGCTATTCAACAGTTAGAGATGTGGCTTCTCTATCAGAGACATTGGTGTGAGCATAAGCCCTCTGTTACTATCTCAGTACGAGATGATGAATGGATGGAAGTGGGAGCGTTTGTATTCAAACACTTTGACGAGATGTCAGGTGTTTCTTTCCTACCACACTCCGATCATACTTATCAACAAGCACCATATCAGGACTGTACAGAAGCTGTATACAATGATTTTAGCAGTAAGTTCACTCATATTGATTGGGATAAATTTCAAAGCTATGAAGAAGAAGATAATACTCATTCCTCACAAACACTTGCCTGTTCTGGTGACAGTTGTGAG